GTCCCGGAGGACCTCAGCGGGGACGGCGAGATGGCCTGCGAGCTCGCGACCGCGTACTTCGGCGACCCGCTGCCGTGGCAGCCGCACCTGCTCGACGCGATGCTGGCCCGCGACGCGCGCGACAAGTACCTGCTGCGCACGCTGGGCATCTCCATCCCGCGCCAGAACGGAAAGAGCTGGGTCGTGCGCGCCAGGTGCTTCTACGGCGCGCTCAACGGCGAGAAGATCCTGTATACCTGCCAGCACGGCGACACCTCCGACCAGATGTTCAAGGAGCTGTCCCAGCCATTCGAGGACGAGGACGAGACCGAGCTGCACGACCTCCTGCTCGCCGTGCGCAAGACGAACGGGCAGCAGGCCATCAGCCTCAAGAACGGCGGACTCATCCGCTTCACCACCCGCACCAACTCGCTGGCGCGAGGCAAGACCTACGACGCGCTCATCTACGACGAGGCGCAGGAGCTCACGGACACGCAGCAGGCGGCGTCCCTGCCTGCAATCTCGGCGAGCGCGATGCACAACCCGCAGACCATCTACCTCGGAACGCCGCCAGGCCCCGACAACGTCGGCACGGTGTTCCGCGACCTCCACGACGACGTGCACGACGGCGAGTCCGAGATGGCGTGGATCGAGTGGGGCGCGGACGAGATAGGCGACGTCCACGACGAGTCGAGATGGTACGAGTTCAACCCGTCCATGGGCACCGTGCTCAACTACGAGGCGGTCAAGGGCGAGTCCGAGCAGATGCAGCCGGACGTGTTCGCGCGCGAGCGTCTCGGATGGTGGGCGAAGACGGGAGGCTCGCTCCTCTACGCCCTGTCCTCCAAGAAGTGGGACGGGTGCCGGCGCGACTCGGCGCCCACCGGCGGAAAGCTCGCCTTCGGCGTGAAGTTCTCCGCGGACGGCTCCCGCGCCGCGGTGTCCTGGGCGCTCGCCGACAGGGACGGACCGTCCTACGTCGAGCTGTACGACGTGATGGGCGCTTCGGGCGGAACGGTCGCGATCTCGGACATGCTCCTGCGCAACCGAGACGAGATCGCGTGCGTCTGCATCGACGGCAAGTCCGGAGCGGACGCGCTCAAGCGGCGGATGCTCGACGGCGGCTTCAGCAAGTGCGCACTCGAGATGGGAACCCCGGCAATCGTGCAGGCTGCGGCGTCGATGCTCAAGGACGAGGTCGACTCGGGCACGCTCTCGCACATCGAGTCGCCGGCGCTCGACGACTCGGCGCGCAAGTCGCTCAAGCGCGACATCGGCAGGGACGGCTGGGGCTTCGCGGACGGCCCCGACTCCATCGCCGCGCCCATCGAGTCCGCATCGCTCGCCCTATGGGCGGCGAGAACCACGAAACGAGACCCGCGAAGGGAACAGGAGGCCAGCTTCTGATGGCAGCAGTGAACATGGAACTGGCGGGGCAGGTAGCATCCGCCGCAGGCTTGGAGCCGGGGGACGCGGCGCTCGTCCGCGAGCTCATGACCGTCTGGCGCGAGCACCGCGCCAGCAACCTTGAGCGCGAGGACTACTACCTCGGTCACGTGTCGGTGAAGGACCTCGGCATCGCCATGCCGGCGAGCCTCGCCAAGAAGATCAACCCGCGCGTGGACTGGCCCCGCAAGGCCGTGCATGCACTCGCCGACCGCTCCATCTTCAACGGCTACACGTGCGCGGACGAGCAGACGAACAAGACGCTCCGAGCCATCTGCGAGGCGAACCAGCTGGAGCGCCTCTACCGCAAGAACCTCATCGGCGAGCTGAAGCACTGCTGCGGCTTCTGGACCGTGACGGACGGCGGCGGCTACCCGGTCATCTCGGCGTACCCCGCCACCGCGGCGGCGGCACTCTGGGACGACGCGCGCAAGGCCATCAGGGCGGGCATCGTCGTGGCGGAGTCCAAGAAGATGCCCGGCGACGCCGAGCGCGTGCCGACCGTGGTGCACCTGCTCACCGACGACAGCCTCGTGGTGCTCACGCGCGACGGCGGCTCGTGGGTAGCCGAGTACCGCGAGCACTCGATGGGGCGCTGCCTCATGGAGCCGATGGCACACGGCGCGACGCTCGAGCGCCCCTTCGGCACCTCGCGCATCAGCCGCTCCGTGATGAGCATCACCGATGACGCCATCCGGCAGCGCGCCCGCATGGAGGTCGCCGCCGAGGCCGCGACCCTGCCGCAAACGTGGCTTCTGGGAACCTACAAGAAGATGCTCAACGACGACAACAAGTACGACGCGAGCATGGGTGCGGTCAACGAGATCACCAAAGACCCCGACGGCGACAAGCCCACGATCTGGCAGTCCGCGCAGCTGCAGATGGCCCCGCTCACGGAGTACCTGCGCCAGCTCGCCTGCCAGATGTCTGCCGTGACCAACGTGCCGGTGAGCTTCTTCGGCGTGTCGAACGACAACCCGTCCTCCTCGGACGCCATCGCCGCGTCCCTGGAGCCGCTGGTCATCGACGCGAAGAACCTCAACCGCGACAACGGCACGGCGCTGCGCAACGTGGCCTACATGGCGCTCGCCGTGGCGAACGGCACCGACTTCGCCACCGAGCGCGACGCGGGGCATGAGATCAACCCGCGATTCCTGTCCCCGGCGTACCCGTCCACGGTGAGCCTGTCCGACGCGCTGCTCAAGCAGGTGCAGGCGCTCCCCAAGCTCGCCAACTCCACGGTCGCCTACGAGATGCTCGACTACACGGACGAGCAGATCCAGCGCATCGAGTCGGATGCCAGGAAGGCGCAGGCGAGCGCGGCTATCGCATCTCTGTTCGAGCCGAAGGAGGGCGAGAATGGCGGCGGTGCCGACTAGCCTGCTGGACGAGCTGACCGATGAGGTGAACGCGCTGTCGGCAGACGCCCAGGCGAAGGTGAGGCCGGCACTCGAGTCCCTGCTGTCGAGCTGGGAGCGCGGCGGTGGCGGCGATGTCGCCGCTCTCCGCGAGAGGGCCTACGAGACGATCGAGGCGGTGCTCGGGTACTACGCCGACACGTGCGCCGCCGCCAGGGCCGCTGAATACTACGACGCGGTCAGGGCGTCGCAGGGTTTCCCCGGGAAATACCAGGCGGTCGCCGAGTCCATGCGAGACCCGGACGCCACGCTCGGCGCGGTTAGATATTTCATCGGCAAGGTCGTCGAGGGCGCCCCCGAGGTGTTCGTCTCGCGTTGCGTTACGAGGGTCGACGAGGAGATCAGGCGCGCCGCCAACAGGTGCGTCGCCCATAACGCCCGGAAAGACCCGGCGAAACCGTGGTACGCCCGCGTTCCCCGCGGCGAGACGTGCGGGTTCTGCCTCATGCTCGCGTCGTTCGGCTTCTACGCCAAGACCGAGGAGGCGGCGGAGCACTCGCACGCGCACTGCGACTGCCGAATCGTTCCCGGCTTCGACGGGGTGACGACGGTCAAGGGGTACGACCCTGACGGGATGTACGAGAGGTATAACGACTGCCTGGCCGCGCTCGGAGGGCGCGACGGCATCGCCTCCGACTGGTACGCGATGCCGGATGACGAACGCGAAGCGCTCGTGAGGCGCCACGGCAACAAGGAGGGGAAGGCGTACACCGCCTACCTCAACAACCGCGTCGCATCCGAGATAGAGCTGCGCGACCCGTCTTGGTACGCGGGCGGCGAGCATAAGGGCATAACGTTCACGGACGATGCGGTGAGGCGCGACAAGGTAAAGAGGTGGAGGGTAGACCCCGGAGAGAGGAGAACCGCGGAGAAGCTGGCGGCACTGGGCTACAAGACCGAGTTCTTGGAAGACGAAGTGCACCTGAAGAGCGAGAACGCACAGGGAAAAACGACCGTGAGCCGCGCCGACCTGTCAACGGGTATCGAAATCAAGACCGTGTACACGTCGAAATCGGAGAACACGTTCAAGTCGCACATGAAGTCCGTGGCCAACAAGAGCGGAGTGCGGTTCGCCGTCTTCGACGTCAGCGAGAACAAGTCTGTCACCGACAGCCAAGCCGAAGCGTGGATACGCAAGTACATGAAGAGGTACGGAATCGCCGAAGTGAGGATGCTGGGGCACGACGGGTCGCTCCAAACGATAAAAAAATAGGCGGGAGCTGCATGTCTCAATTGGTGAGTCAAACAGCTTCCGCCCAATTCCATCTTACCGCAAGGCCGCCCACGGGCGGCTTTTTTCATGCCGAAAAACGCCAAACAGGCCAAATCTCACGCCCGTAGGACACTGCCGCGCGACAGGGCCGCACGGCCCGAAACGCACATCTAAGGGGCTCGGCCGCACGGCTGGCCCGACGGGCCGCACGGTCCGGGAAAGGACGCGACATGGCAGCAGAGACCAACACGGAGCCCACGGGCGGTACGGAGCCGACCGGGGGCGAGGAGCCCGACTACAAGGCGCTCTACGAGGCCGAGAAGGCGCACTCCCGCAAGTGGGAGAAGCAGGCCAAGGCCAACAAGAGCGCGGCAAGCGCACTCGACGAGGCCAACCAGGCGAAGAAGACCGCCGACGAGAAGGTCGCGGAGCTCGAGAAGCGACTCGACGCCAAGGAGAAGGCCGAGGCGCGAGCCAAGACCGCCGCCAAGGTCGCGCAGGAGAAGGGAGTCCCCGCCGAGCTCATCGTCGGCGAGGACGAGGAGAGCATGGCCGCATGGTGCGACAAGATGCTCGCCGCATTCAAGACAAAGCCCGCGCCGCGAGTGGAGAAGCCCGGCAGCTTCGACAAGGGCGGCAAGGGCGGGGACGAGGCGCTGCGAGACTTCGCCAAGCGCCTCCTGAGGTAAGCCAAACCCGAAGAAAGGCACAGAAATGGCTGCAAACGACACCCAGAAAATCAAGCTGCCGTCCAGCGTGGTATCAACCATCATCGGCAAGGTGAAGGACACCTCCACCATCGCCACGCTGAGCCCCAGCACGCCGCAGAAGTTCGCCGATACGACCTATCTCGTGTTCAACCCGACCGCAGAGGCCGAGGTCGTCGCCGAGGGCGGCAAGAAGTCCGGCTCCGAGATCTCCACCGACCCCGTGGTCGCAAAGCGCGCCAAGATCGTCACGACCACGCGCGTCTCCGACGAGCTGAAGTGGGCCGACGAGGACAACCAGCTGGAGATCATCTCCAACATCATCGCCGACCAGACCGCCGCCGCGGGCCGCGCGCTCGACTACATCATCTACCACGCCATCAACCCCAAGACCGGCCTCGCCCTCAGCGGCTACACCGCCCTGACCGCGGACGAGAACGTCCACAGCGTCACCAAGACCGACTCCCCGGTCGACGACATCGACTCCCTCTCCGACGCCCTGCTCGACTACGGCATCAACGGCATCGCCATGAGCCGCCAGTTCGCCTCCGAGCTGCGCAAGCTGCGCGTGCCCGCAACCGGGCAGCGCCTGTACCCCGAGGTGCCGCTGTCCCTCAACGTGGGCAACCTCGACGGCATCCCCGCCTCCGTGTCCGGCACCGTGAACGGCCGTCTCGCAAAGACCCCGACCAAGGTCTCCGCCATCATGGGCGACTTCTCCGCCATCAAGTGGGGCATGGTCCGCGACATCACCGCCGAGGTCATCGAGTACGGCGACCCCGACAACACCGGCCAGGACCTGAAGGGCTACAACCAGATCGCCTACCGCACCGAGGCCGTGCTGGCCTACGCGGTACTCGACCCCAAGGCCTTCGCCGTCCTCAAGAGCGCCTAGGGGGTACCGAGATGGCTCAGCTAGTCCAGAAGTTCATCGTGGAGGACGCGGGCAAGGCGTCCAGCATCCTCCCGCAGCACGTTGCGCTCGTCTCGCCCGACGGCAAGCCGCTCGTGCTGCCCAAGAAGGTCGCCAACCCCGGCGCCAGCCCGACCGTCGCGAAGGTCGTCCAGGCCCTCATCGACGCCGGGATCATGGAGGCCGAGTAGCCATGGCCGCGCTCGCCAGCGTGGACGACTACAAGGCCCGCTACGGCGAGCCCGCGGACGAGGCCCGCACCGGGGTACTGCTGCAGGACGCATCCGACCTGATGCTAGCGGCATTCGAGGACCGAATCGGCGAGTACACCGAGGGGGCGTGCCCGGCGTTCGACCGCGCCGCGCCCGCCGTGTGCTGCCTGCTCGTCAACCGCGTGCTCTCCGCCCCCGCCGCCATGGCGGGGGCCACCCAGTACAGCCAGGGGGCGGGCGGATACACGGCATCGGTGACCTACGGCTCGGCGCTCGGCGAGATGTA